TCCCAGAGTGATTGACTTGTTCAACACGACCAAGGCTATCCGCTCGCTGTTCCCAGTGATAGCCAACGCAGACTTTGTGGTGGCACCGGACAGCAGCGTCAACCACATTGCAGCGGGTCTGGACACGGCTTGCGTGTCGCTGTGGGGGAGTTACGACCCGAAGGATCGCATGACCTACTATCCAAAGAACGTGTCAGTGTTCAAGCCAGACACCTGCCCACACGCGCCATGTCGCCCACATGCGGGCTTGCCGCAGGCGAAGTGCAAGGACGCGAGCAACAAGACACCGAAGACTCAGATGTGGTGTAATGCACTCCGTAATATCACAACACAGGATATTGTTGAGGCATCCATGAAGGCACTGGAGTTGGAGGATAAAAGCCAAGAAAATAAATAATGCTTGCATTGGTTTTGAGTAAATGCCAAAACTCAAATATGAAAAACACACAATATGAAAAGAAACTATTAAAGCTTGTAAAAAAGCTACACAAACAACTTGGCGAAGCAGTTGCCCTAATTGAAGAGGCATCTTGGCTTATTGACTACGAGGACGAAAAGAATCCTAGCTATGGAATAAAATACAAATGCGTAAAGTTTATTAAGAAGATGAGAAAGGAGTGGCAAAAGAAATGAGCAAGAAAATCAAAAGCCTATACAAAGTAACTCACCTTGCCGGAAGATGCCGCACGGGCAACGACATCGTTGGACAGATTACTCATGCCATTAACGGAGATATTGCAATCTGTGGAAAGAAGCCAAAGGGAAAATCATTAGGATGGTCAGTGTGGGAAGACAACGAGCTTACATGCCCTAAATGTCTATCTAAGATTAAGAGAATGGAGGCTAAATGAACAAAGTAAAGTTCCGTTGGGGCGAAGAAACCTACACCCTTTGCGTAACCCAAGACGATTGCTGGCTTGAGGATGGCCCATCCGACATTTCGGATAGAATGTTAAATGGCATGGACGAGCTTGCCATGGAGAATGGGATGCTCCCGCCGAAAGGCTTGTGTGCTGAATGCTGGAAAGGAACTTACGAGGCAATAGTCGAGGACTACCACATAGGAGGGACAATCATTAAGGATTTAGACCTAGAAAGATGCCCTAGGTGCAGACATACCATTCTACCGTGGCAATCGGTTGAGAAGGTTGATAAAGTGTTGGAGGCTAACAAAATTAAATAACTAACCGGCGATGTGGTATGCAGGGAGATCCTGCATCGGGATTTCCTCTAGTGTGTTCTCCTCTTGAATCAGAGCCGGTTTGAGTTTTGATTATGATTGAAGAATCGCAAGAAGATATTTCAGTGAGGTGGGCATTGCTTAATTGCAAGCCCTATGTAACAGCTAGAGATTTAAGGGAGTGCAAGCCTCCAAGATGGTCTTGCTTCTGGAAAAGAAAGACAAGCGAAAAGGCATTCATTAAGTTTATGGAATGGTCGTCTATTATTTATTCAAAGGGATACACAAGAATGCATGAGGTCCATAGCATTGTTTGGAAAGCAATCTGTGAGGAAAATTGTAACGCAACTTGGAATAATTTACTTGGCGAACCAAGTTCCTTGGCAAGAGACAATTTCATAAACGATTTCATAGAAAACTTTCCGTCATGGAGAAGCCTTAAAAAGGTTGTTTTTGATCGCGATGGAAATAAATGCAGAAATTGCGAAAGCAATAAATCACTTGAGGCACACCATTTAAAGCGAGTAAAATTTGGCGGAATATCTACTGAAGAGAATTTGATTACGTTATGTAAGTCGTGTCATAAGAAAGAAGAAAAACTATGACCGACAACCAACGCAAAGCTGAAGAGATCGTAGGCCAAGTGGATTGGCAGTCAGCCAATCACGGCCTATGCAAATGCCCAGGTGAGGCAACCCACACTAGCCATACTAGGCTCCGCGACACCACAGTATTCGTAGACGGCGTACCAACGATCTTCTGCTGGCACACTTCATGCGTGGCTTACAGGGAAGAGGCCAACCGGAAGCTGCGCCGTGCCATCCTCAAGGACTTTGCCTTTACCGCGCCGATGTCAGGCGGAACATCAGTACCAACCCCATTGGTAATCCAGAAAGATCCAGAATCCGAGATCCTAGACCGCATCAAGACCATTGCGGAATCCAATAAGAAGCGGTACTTGAACCATTACGCTTGGGACCCAGCGGACATGGCTGAAGAAAGTCCGGTGCGTCTGGAGACCCCACAGGAGCAATACCAGGCATTCCTATCGCTGTTTAATGATGCTGACAATCTGTGGATTGGTAACATCACTGACAGCGGAAGGCATCCGCAGAACTTCCGGCTTGCGGAAGAATGGAAGAAGTTGGATGAACCGATTGGCCAGTTCACCACTGGAGCAGTGTTCAAGTCAGCAACTATTAGCCGTTCTAATGATACTGTTGATGTGCGCTTATACTTGGTTGTCGAGTCAGACACGCTGACCAAGCCGCAGATGGGTGCGGTGTTCCAGCTTATGCGCGACTTGTTCCGCATGAAAATGTTTGCCGTGGTCGACACGGCGGGGAAGAGTTTGCATGGTTGGTTTGAGATACCACCCAAGAAAGAATGGTTGGAACAATTAAAAGCTTTCCTTGTTCCGCTGGGGTGCGATCCTGCAACTTTCAAGCCTAGCCAACCGGTTAGGATTCCAGGTGCCAAAAGAAACGAACGCATGCAGAGCCTTCTATGGTTTTGCAAGGAGGGGAAATGATAGAGCCAGCGATAAGTTTGGGAGTGAAGCAACCAGTGGACCAATGGCCGCCGATCAAGTCATACGCCGACTTAATGCGTGAACCACTACAGGAGCCGCAGGTTTTAATTGAAGGCATACTGCATAGAGGTGGGAAGCTGCTTCTTGGCGGAGGAAGCAAGTCATTTAAGAGTTGGGCGTTGATTGACCTGGCATTATCCATTTACTCAGGCACTCAGTGGTGGGGGCAACAGTGCCATAAGGCCAAGGTGCTATTCATTAATTTTGAGATTCAAGAGTGGAGTTTTCGTAACCGCCTAGCCGATGTGGTCAAGGCCAAAGGGCTAACCGATGAACAGGTCAAGGATTTTGACGTTTGGACGCTCAGAGGCCACGCTGCTGACTTTAGCCTTATCAGACCCCTTATAGAGAAACATATCGATGGGAAAGGGTATCAGGCGATCATTTTAGACCCAAATTACATGCTGATGGGGGAAAAGGATGAGAACAACGCCGGTGATATGGCTAAACTAATGAATGAGTTTGAGGCTTTGGCTGTGCGCCATGACCTTTCAGTGATACTGAGCCATCACTTCAGCAAGGGCAACAAGTCAGGCGCAGAGTCCATTGACCGCTTCTCAGGCTCCGGTGTATTTGCCCGTAACCCAGATACCCTGGTAGTGCTGACCGCACATGAAGAGGATGAACGCAGCTTCAGTTGCGAGATTACACTAAGAAACTTCCCGCCAGTCGACAGCTTCGTCATTCAGTGGCATTACCCAATTTTCAAGGCCAACTACGCACTGAACCCCGACAAACTGAAGCGTCAGAACACGAACAAATCCATTGATGATAAACGCCTTCTGTCTGAAATGGGTAGCAAGGATTGGGTTGCAAACCAGCTTGTGAAGCACCTTGCAGAGAAGCTTTCAGTCAGTGAACGCACCTGCTACAAGTACATTGAAAGACTTACCAAGGCTGGAAAGATACTGAAGGAGAACGGGTTATATACTGCAAACCAGGCTGAATTTTGAACTGAAGCCTGCGCTGAAAAGTTACTGAAGCTTACACTATGAAGTCCATTATATATATAAGACAATACAATCCGCGAAGGGAAAGTAGAGGTAGGACTCCTTAGTCCGTCCTACCCCTACCGCTACGCTCATTCCCGTAGTGCGATTCACTTTTAATTGAAAAGGGTGCGAGCCAGTGTGCTACAATAACCAGGTGAAAGACTCAAATAGGCTGAAGATGCAGTATATCCGGCTGCTGCACGCAGAGAATGCGCAGTTGCATGCAGTCCTCCGTTTGCTGTGCCAGCTTGTGAATGACATGGAGAACAATTGTTCCTTTGAGGTGTTCGAGACTGAGTGGGCGGAGATTAGCTTGGCAGTAGCTAGGCTGTCGTTGTTCTTTA